GACTTTTTGATGATCCTCGCGGCTGGTTACGATCGGCTGCTAATGATGTCACCAATTTCGGTAAAGACCCTATGGGGACTTCGCTTGAAGTTGCTGGTCGCCTTGCAGGGGAAGCTGCTGGAAATGTTCTTCCCCCTGTTAATGTCTCTGCCCCTAGTAAGGGGCTTGATTGGGGTTCCATTCTTGGTGGTGGTGTTGGGTATCTTGGCAATGAGGCTACTAATGTCGCTAATGCTGAGCAAGCCGCTAAAAACCGCGATTTTCAGGAGCGTATGTCTTCAACCTCTTATCAGCGCGCGCGCGCTGATATGGAGGCTGCGGGCTTCAATCCTATGCTCGCTTATTCTCAAGGTGGCGCTTCTACACCTGGTGGTTCTCAATCTTCGCCTTTTACTAATTCTGCGGCCGCTGGGCTCCAGGCGGCGCAGTTCAATGCCAGTCTTCAAAACCTTAAGGCCGATACCGACCTTAAGGCCGCGACGGCGGATAAGGTCGATGCCGAACGTTCTAAGGTCGATGCTGAAACCACTTATATTTCTGGCGGTCAGACCCAGGCTACCGCAGCTTCTGCGCGTCAACTCGACGCTGCTGCGGAAAACTTTAAGGCCCAAACTGAAAACACTAGGGGCCTTACTGCTATGCAAAAAGCGGATTTGCTTGTCAAGACCGCTACTGCTTCTAACCTTAATGCCCAAGCTGCTGCTCAGCTGGCGCTCAAGGTCGGTTACGACCTCGACAATGTTGGCTTCAAAAAAGCCTTCTCTAACGTTTATCGTGTTACTCCCTCTCTCGCTCTTTCCGGTGTTCTAATCGAACAGGGAAAAGGCGTTTCTTCTGCTATTAATCCTTTTAAACGGTGATTTACTATGACTACTTCTACTTCTTCTTCTCTCTCTTCCTCTTCTTCTATTCCTTCTACTTCTACTTCTCTTTCTACTTCTTCTTCTTCTTCTATCTCTCCTCCTTTCTTACGCTCTCCTTATAACTATGACCGCGATGCGGTCTCTTCTTCTACTGGGCTTGCTTGTCAAGACCTTTCTCTTACTGTCCAGGCCGATGCTAAAGACGCCGATATCAATGAAATCGTGCGTCGCTTCGGCCTGACTGGTGAACTTCCTACTGGTGTCGCAATTCCTCAATATGGCGACTTTTTGGGCGTGTATGACTACCAGACCGCCCTCAATGAAATTAAACGCGCGGAAAGCGCGTTTATGGCCTTTCCTGCCCATGTCCGCGAACGCTTTGGACATGATGTGGCAGAATTCTTGGATTGGGGTTTGAACCCTGAGAACGCCGTTGAGGCGCAATCTCTAGGTATTAACCCTAATCCCGTTGCTGGTACCCCAGCATCGGGCGCGGCGTCTGAGCCGCAAAGCACAGTTACTTCTACTTGATGTTAACTGTGCTAGGTGACATAATCTACCCAAAAGGAGCTACCTAATGAAACGTGCCCCAGTCAACAAAACGCGGGATTCCAACAATTTCCGCTCTATGGTCACTAGGACCAAATACATCAACATCGCGCCTCCTCCGATGCGCGGCGGCTATCGTCTATGATGTGGCCTGTTTTCACCCACTCGACGCCTGGAAGTGCACTGACGGCTCTATCGTCTTCCAGGATAACCTAAGGCGCAACGATGTTTCGCACCGCTTACAGCTACCTTGTGGACAATGCACCGGCTGCCGGATTGACCGATCTAAGGCCTGGGCGTTGCGCTGCATGCAGGAACTGCGTAACCACGATAAAAGCTGCTTTATCACACTCACGTATGATGAAAAGCACCTTCCAGAAAACGGTTCTTTAGACCATACTCATTTTCAGAAATTCTTTAAACGGTTACGGCAGCATGTGTCACCTCTTAAACCTCGATATTTCATGTGCGGCGAATATGGCTCTCTACGTGGGCGCCCTCATTTTCACGCTATTGTTTTTGGTATTGACTTTGACGATAAGGCTGTTTGGCGTAAATCTGGTTCGGGACTTGTTTTATACAGGAGCCCGAGCCTTGAACGCCTCTGGCCTTTTGGTCACTCTTCTATTGGTGATGTTACTTGGGAGTCTGCTGCATACGTGGCCCGATATTGCATGAAAAAAACCACCGGCGCTATGGCTTCATTTGTGTATACTGACCCTGAAACCGGTGAAATATTCAAACCCGAGTATGCTCGCATGTCTTTAAAACCTGGAATCGGTGCTTCTTTTTACGACAAATTCACGTCTGATATTTTTCCCCATGACCGCATTATTTATAAAGGAGCCAAACACCCAGTACCACGTTACTATGACAAACTACATGAAAAGCGCTCGCCCGACGACATGGAGGCGATTAAATTTGAACGTCAATTAGACGCTCTAACCCGCTCTCACGATAACACGCCTGAACGGTTACAAGTTCGTGAAAAAGTGCTTCAGGCTTCACTCTCATCCTTAAAACGGAGTATCAAATGATTCTTACAATCGTCGCAATTTTTGACCGCGCTGCTGGCGCATATTCTCGTCCCGCTTTTGTTCCAGGCCGTGGCCCCGCCATTCGGTCTTTTGGTGATGAGGTCAAACGCGTTTCCCCTGAAAACGAAATTCAACGTCACCCTGGTGATTTCGAGCTGCATATGCTTGGCACTTGGGACGACAATTCTGGCGAATTCACTACTCAACGACCTGAGCGTATTGCGCTCGCAAATGACTTCAAGGAGTAATTAAAAATGGTGCAGATGTATCGCAATATGTCTGCCCAGACGCACCAATTCGCTATGGTGCCGAGGGCAGATATTCCACGTTCCGCATTCAACATGCAGAAAACTTTGAAAACCACTTTTGACAGTGGCTATCTGGTCCCCTTCTTTTGCGAGGAGGTATTGCCTGGCGACACGTATAACGTGAACGCGACCATCTTTGCACGTCTGGCTACCCCCATTTTTCCGGTTATGGATAATATTCATCTGGATACGTTCTTTTTCTTTGTTCCTAACCGCTTGGTTTGGGATAATTGGGAAAAGTTTATGGGGGAGCAGGAAAACCCTGGCGATTCGATTTCTTACACTTTGCCTACTATTTTTGGTACGGCTTCGGGTTATCCCGTATGTTCTTTGATGGATTATTTTGGTCTTGGCGTTGCTGGTCAAGTTCAATCTACTACTTGGTCTCATCAAACTCTTCCGCTTCGTGCTTATAACTTAATTTGGAATCAATGGTTCCGTGATGAAAACCTCCAGAACAGTGTTGTTGTCCGAAAAACAGATGGCGGCGATCTTGTCGCGGACTGGAACCTCCTCCGCCGTGGCAAACGTCACGATTACTTCACCTCGTGTCTCCCCTTTGTCCAAAAAGGTACGGCCGTCCAGCTCCCTTTGGGTACAACTGCCCCTATTAGATCTGGTGCAGCGTCCATAAGCGTTCGCGGTAACGTTGGCGCCCTTACTACTCTCACGACTACCGGTGTCGTCGCTAGCGCTCCTACTTTGACTACTGGCAGTTCGCCAGGCGCTCTTAATTTTGGCGCTTCTGGTACTAACGTTGCGGCGCTTTATGCTGATTTGTCGTCGGCCACTGCTGCCACTATTAACCAACTGCGTCAATCGTTCCAGGTGCAAAAGCTGCTTGAGCGTGATGCCCGTGGTGGTACTCGTTACACGGAGATCGTGCGTTCGCATTTTGGTGTGATTTCACCAGATGCTCGTCTTCAACGTGCTGAATACCTTGGTGGTGGAACCACCATGATCAACATTAATCCGGTTGCTCAAACTTCCGGTACTGATGCCACTGGCACCACGACACCTTTGGCTAATCTTGCGGCTTTTGGTACTGGTCTTGCGAATGGGCATGGCTTTACTTCTTCGTTTACTGAACATGGTCATATCCTTGGCCTCGTTACAGTTCGCGCCGATATTACGTATCAGCAGGGCGTCCGCAAAATGTGGAACCGCTCTACTCGGTATGATTTTTATTTTCCTGTGTTTCAAGCGCTTGGCGAGCAGCCTGTTTTGAATCGTGAAATTTATATGCAAGGGACACTTGATGATGCGAATGTTTTTGGTTACCAGGAGCGATGGGCGGAGTATCGTTACAACCCATCCCAAATTACTGGCCTCTTTCGCTCAACCTCTGCCGGCACCATTGACCCCTGGCATCTTGCCCAGCGGTTTACGGCGCTGCCTACACTCAATTCGACGTTTATCCAAGACAATCCTCCGCTTAGTCGTGTCTTGGCTATAGGTGATGGCGCCAACAATCAGCAGATCATCGCTGACATGTTTTTCAACATGAAAGTTGTGCGTCCGCTGCCTATGTATTCGGTTCCT